GATGTTGAAGGGGACTGCGGAAAGGGACACTGGATACATATCTACAAATTTGATTTCCACATTTGGTTTATATGATGCGGTGGTGACTACTAGAGATCCGTCGGAGTACACTTCACCAATATTCTGAATCCCTCTAGAGATATTCGCGCGTTGTTCAAAGTTGTCTGGATATCCTAACCCGATTAACCAGTCATATATTTCTTGAAAGTTCTTTAGATCCTCGTCCACACGAAAACGAATGTTCAAGAGACCAAACTGCAACTTATCGCCAGGCACCGGAAGTTTAATAAATGTATTCTCAACCGTATCAATCTGACCCATTGAGATATCTGGGATTTCTGCAGATGTGCAAAAGTATGTTACATGAGGTAGTTTGTTCAACACAAACTTGAACCCGATAGGAGATAAAAAACTTTTGTTACTTGGTTGGTTATCTAGTGCAGACATAATAAACCCTCTTTTGGTATATTATTTATATGCATAAAAAAGGGGGACTTTCGTCCCCCAATCCGCTGATTTAGAATCAGTCTTATTATTACATAAGGTTTGCAACCTTAACGAGGCGGTAGTAGATGTTACCGTCTCCAGTACCCAAACGAGCAGGTGTTGAACCCTTACCGTGGTCAAACGCAAATGGGTTTGCAACCATACCGTAACGAGTCTTGAACCCGATCTTAGGCTGGAAGGTGTTCTCACCAATTGCACGGACCATCTGTAATGGTACATATGGACAATAGAACAGACCAGCGTCAAACGCGTTAGTTCCCTTGTACCCGATTGTGTAGTAGTTGTTCGATGCATCTGAGAAGTATGGATCGATGTATACACGGATGCGACCGTTCAAGACACCTGCGAATGTGTTACCAGTGTCATCAACCTGAAGGTTGTTGTTCAGTGCAGGAGTGTAGTCGAGGACACCCGCCATGTTCAGTGCAGAAGCAACATCAGATGAAGTAATCATGATGTTACCCTTACCGCGACGAGTTGCCTTCGCGAGTTCGTTTGCATCACGCTCGATCTGGAACATCAGACCCTTGAACTTCTCTACAGACCAACGACCGTTAGAATCTGTATCCAAGTCGAAAGTACCTGCAGTTGTTACATTCTTCTGTGCACCTGCGACCGCAGAGTAGTTGATTGTACGAACAACTTCACGGTTGATTTCTGCAAGGATTTCAGAAGACAGGATATTTGACAATTCCTGTTCAGCATCCAAACCGTGGATTGCCTTGAGGTCTTGTGCAAGTTCCATTGTGTATTCTGCCTTGAGTGCACGAGATACTGCAGTTACAGAAACTTTCTCGATTGAGAACGCCATTTCTGCGAACTGTTGACCTGCAGCACCACCAAGTGCTTCTGCTTCTGAGGTAGTCATACCAGAGTGAACATTGTATCCACCACCAGTTGAAGATGCAGAACGGTCATTAGGATCAGTACCAGTCTGTGCAGCACCTGTAGATGCGTTTGCAGCAACTGCAGATGCAGTGTTACCTGCGTATGCACCTGAGAATGATGCGTCCGCCTCGTTGAAGAGTGCTTCGGTACCAGTCTGGTTGTTGTAGCGTGAACGCATTGCAAAGATAAGTCCAGTAGGACCAGTCATTGGTTGTACACCTGCAATGTCGTATGCAATCAGGTTAGGCATAGAACGACGAACAAGTGAAATCAATACGGGATCGAATGTATCGATTGAACCGTCACCTGCAGTTGAAGATGATGCTCCCATTGCGTTAGTTGGTGCAGTCTCACCTAAAAGTGATACACCATGTGAACCACCCTGATGTGATGCTTGCTCACGAGCAGCAGTTTGTTGATTCTCCAGAAGTTGAGCAACTACGGAACGCTTGTGCGCACCTTCGATCTTAGGCAGATCGTCGTGTTCAAGTACTGGAGCCCATTTTTGGATAAGAGCGTCAGTTGACATCTTGGTTTCTCCTTACGGTTTTATTTACCTATTCTATTTATAAATTATTACTTTTTAATTGATCTTGAAATGGCTTCAGCATAAGCCTGCATGCCTGGATCGATTGCCTCTTGAGTCTCTTCTTCAAGTTCAATAGGGTCTTGATCGTCAAAAGAGGTATCTTCAGAAATTACTTCTGTTGGGAAGTAAGTTTCTTTGATAGTCTCAAGTTTCTCTTGGTAATCTTCTTCAGACTCAAAATCTACTCCCTCTGCGAGAGATTCAATTTTTACCACTTGAGATTCTGTCATGTCTGCACATACATCGCGGAGTACTAGTTTCTTCTGTGTTTCTACTAGTTCTTTGCGCAGTTCAATATTACGATCAATTTCTTGATTTGAAGACTCTTCTAACTCAGCAACCTTAGATGCGAGTTCGTCGACGAGGTCAACTTTTTCTTCAGGAATGTCAATATAATTTTCAGCAAACAGATTGCGCATACCGACCATAAAGTTCTCTACGATCTCTGCACGAATTCCCTGTTCGACAGCGAGTTCATTTTCCTTCATCCATTGTTCTGTAACATACTCTAGGTAGTCATCGAGTTTCGCAGTAAGAGATTCTACAACCTCTTCTTTTTCAGACTCAAGTTCTGCCTCTAAGTCAACAGTCACAGTTTCAAGGATTTCATTTACCTTAGATACAACGGCGGCTTCAAAGATAGTTGTTGCCTTTGAAACAAATTCTTCTGAAAGATCTTCACCACCAAAGATAGTCTCAACATCTTCTTTGACTGAGATATCTTCAGATGAAATCTTACGAATTTCTTTGATAGAAGTTACTGAATCATCTTCTTCAACTTCTTCGTTATAAGATGCCTTCATCATAGATGCATACATCTTTTTAACGCCATCTTTCTTTTCTTTCTTCATCTTATCAACCATCGCGTTAATCATACCAACTTTTGTGGTAGGCGCTTTGATGTTAGATGAACCCTGAGCAACACCGCCCTTTTGATCTACATCTTGAGGTTTTGCTCCTGGCGGTGCAATTTCTTTTGATGTAGGATCAGGAATTTCTGAAGGATCTCCCATAGAAGCTTTTTTTGCCTCTTCAATCTCTTCGATATTTTGATCTTCCTGTTCCAACATTTCTAACTCTTGTTCGGACATGAGAATTCTCCTTTCTGTTCTTTATACAGTGTATTTATAAAAAGTTAAAGTTTTGATAGAAAATTTCTAAAAACTCTTAATTTAGTCTCTTCCAACTCTTCGCGAGAAGATGTCTTAACCTGACTCTCGTAATCTGCGATAGTCGCTTCACGGATGACACCGTTCTCCCAAACCCATTCTTTACCTTCCATGATACCTTGTACGAATGCATCAGGTGCAGATGGATCTGCGACAATGTCTGCTGCAGTTGCAAGATAAAAATCTTTTTGCACTTCTGCAACGCCTTGGCGATTCTGTTTAACAGAACCCATACCGCGAGATGATACTCCGAGACTCGCACCTTCATCCATCAAGTTCTTAACGATGGCACCCATTGGGGTCTCAGTCATAATTTTTGCACGACCCATAAAATTGGAACCATCGCGTTTCAACTCAGTAATCATGTGAGAAACTCTTTCAAGGTTAATTGTGGGTCCTTGAGGATGTCCAAGTTCACCATACGCGCGATTTTTACTAACATACTGTTCATTGTATCTTTGAACTTCATTGTCCAAAACATCTGCAGGGTATACACGACCGTTACGGTTTTTAAGATCTCCCTGCATGAAGACACCTTCAATGAAGTAATTCTTTTTACCGTCTTCTTTTGCTTCTGCGATGAACTGAATGTCTTCAGTAACTTCTGTGATGAGTTTCATTTTAGTATCCCGTACTTGAAGTTTGTGTGCCGAACATGGTTGTTGCGCCTCGCAAACCCTGACCTAACTCTAGTGAAATGTCTAGACCCTGTCCTGCACCGATATAAACTGTACCGACATCTGCGTCATCGTCTGCGTTTCTCAAAGTCAAAACGCCTGCAGATGTATTTGTATTAAAAACATAAACTGCAGTCGCGTCAGTAAACTTAGTCGTCGTTGTTGAAAGTGCGGTTGCAGTGCCTAGAATTTTCATTATTTGCCTCCGAACGCCACATCCATCAACTTCATAAGCATTTCCGGAGACTTCTCAATAGAGTCTTCCATTTTCTTTTTGTTCTGAGGATTTAGTTTTTTGTGAAGATTTAACATTGCGTTTGCAGTTGTCATATCAATACGAGTAGACTTACCGTTTGAAAACTTAACTTTCTTTGCAGACTTTGTTTTTACGATATCTTCAAGTGCGTCCATCACCTTACCTTCAAAGAGTTCAACTTCTTCTTTGAAAATGCCTTTGCGTTTAGCATCACCAATAATCTTACGCATTTGGTCTTTGTCCATACGCTTATACTTTGGCATAGACATCAAAACATCAATAATGTCAGAATCTTTTTTGCCCTTTGACTTCATGTCTTGGTAGTCTTTGACAAGGTTTTTGTTTTCGTCCAGTTCAACTTCTTCTTTGACTGGATTGACGACCTTCATGTCGCCTTGACTTTTATCCGCAGTTCTTTTAGAATCTCCGCCACCCTTTGGTTGGTTTACCGTAGACGAACCTTGTGTGGTTGTTTTCTCACCATTGTTTGGTTGGCGTTGTTTTGTGTTGACGCCTCCGGTGAACTGGTCATCGACATCAATAGGATAGTCGTGTTTCTCGACATTATGCATATTCGCAAAATCTTCCTCGCCTTTTGAACGAGGTTTGTACCCTTTTACTTCTTCATCACTGTCCTTTTGCGGAACATAATCTGCCGCATTTGCTTCAGCGATGTAAGAACTAAACTTCTTGATCGACATCGGAATCCCCTTCGATTTCTAATTCTTGTTCGTCTTCTGTTTCTGCAGACATGAATGATGATGCGACTTCAATCTTTTTCAAGTTAACTGCGTCTTGGACCTTATTCATTAATAGGTCATTGACTGCATCACGGAAACTTGATGTGTTTCCATCCATTGCAAATTGTACTGCGTCTTTTGTTGTATAGTCAGTCATGTCGTAATCTCCTGTAACATATTTATAAAATGTTAGAATCCACCGCCTTCGTCTTCGGGCGAAGGTTCACTTTCAATTTGTTTATCGATTTCTTCAATTTCATCTTCAGTTTGCATAAGTACATTTTTGCGCACCCACTCTACTGAATAATACTTTCCGACATACTCATCAAGTTCTCTAAGAGTTGAAAGTCTTTCTCTCATAATCTCTGCAGTCTTGAGTTCCGTAAAGTGGTTGTCTTTTTGGAAATCGTAGTAAATGTATCCTTTGATGTCCTGCCACTCACGATGAGTGATAATTCCTTTCAACACAAGTTGTTTTTCTAGAAGGATATGGAATAACTCAGAGAATCTCCAACGCAATCTATCAATAAACTTTTGGAACTTCAATTCGTCCCTTGTAATTTCAGATGCACGA